GCTAAATGTAAAATCTCTGATAATTTAGTTACCTGTTCTTCTGTTAAACTATCTTTAGTATCAGGTTTTGAAAAAATATCGTCCCATTCTTCTAACACTTGTTCTGCTTCATCTAAAACACTTTTATTTAAATTAAATAAAGCTGCAATCAACTTATCTTTACTAAACACTTAACTCTCCTTACTATGAATATAACTCTGTAACACGTTTACTAATTTTACCACGTTGGTTCTCATTCGTAGATAACTCAACATACTTGAACAAAGGCTCTACTGAATATCGTCCTTGATCATCTACTGTAGTAACACGATCTAAGAAATCTGTAAAACCATCTTCACGATGTTTAATAGAATAAGCTTGTTGTTTATCACCAAGAATGATTAGTTTACAACTATCGTCTACACGTTCCATCAAGAGTTTTAATGTGCTAGGAGAGTACGTTTGACACTCATCTAAAATAACAACTGCATCAGAGATAGTAGCACCAAGTAAGTAGTTAGGTATATTAAAAACAATGTTTCCATTCTTCTCGTCACTCTCCAACTTACCTTTGTTCATAAAGTCTAAGAACACACCACGCATAGCTTCAAAGTGAGCTTGTAGTTTATCATCCTTATCCCCTGTGAGAAAACCGATAGCGTCTGTACCTACTTCTGTTGGGTTCTTAACAAATACAATTTTACGATAACCTTTACCAAGTAAACTTAAAGCTTTCCACACAACAGTAGTTGTCTTACCAGTCCCCGATGGTGCTTGAACACCCACCCAATCATATTGATCAATAGCATCAACAATATCTTGCTGTCTTCCAATAGGTTTGAACCAGTTTAAATTATACTTCTCTGTGCTTGATTTAAATGAGTCTACTTCTTGTTGTACGCCACGTAACTCTCGTTCAAGGTGCTTATCTGCACGCTTTGATTTACGATTACCACGATCTCCATGCCCTGAGAATCGAACTGCATTATTACTCATAACACCTCCAAACGATTATTTTATTTAAATAGCTACAACATATTAAACAGACTTCTTAGTAGTACGTGTTGTCTTAGCTACAGTTGATGTAGTTTGTTTATGTTGATCTTGTTCTACACTTGCTGTATGTGTAGTTTCTTCTACTTTAGCTTCCACTTTAGTATCAGTAGTTTCTACTTTAGCAGACAAACCAATAGCAACACGTTGTTCATCTGTAAGCTCATCGTCATGCACCATACCACAAGTAAACCAAGATGAAAAACCTTGCACATACTTATCATTTGTATCAACAGGAGAATAGCCACCCTTAACTGCTTTAGCTACTTCAAACACAAAATCTCGTAAAGAGTAAGCCTCAACACGTAATGATTTATCTTCTTTCAATGTAATACTCATTTAATTTCCTCTTGTTTAATTTCTTGTCTAACTTTCATAATAATTTTACCTAAGTGGTTTTCACCTTGTCTTGTTTTTATATCAACGCCCCAAAACTTATCACCCCACCAATTACCTTCTTCAATAAGTACATCACCTGTTGCAATCAGTTTTGATTTGAAAGGTTCTTGTGAATACTTATGCTTTTGAGCATACTCCATAATCTGTAATTTCTTTTCTTCAAATACCAAAGAAGTCATCTTGTTTGCTCTTGAATAAGCTTTTGCTTCGTGTGGTTTAAGTGTTGAAATATGTACTCTAATATCCTGATCTTTGTACTTCATTGCTTGGTAGAAGTTTTCAGTAGAAGGGTAAATAATTCCATCATACTCAATTTTGACATAGGTCATATTACTTAACCAACGATGTTCAGGTGTTGTGAATGTTAAAACATCTTCCACTATTAGTATCCTAATTTGTTAATTAGTAAAATCTTATATTCAATGTCTAGTTCTGAACACTCAATCTTGTTTAACACAAACTCTTTGTTCTGTTCAAACCACTTATTCAACTCTTTTGTATCAACACTTTTAGTTAAGATATTCATGAAAAGATTCTCCCTATTTGCGTGTCTATTTTTACTTTGCATTGGTACATCAGAAAAATCTTTAAACATAACAATTTTTGCTATATCTGACAAATCTATATTCTTAGAAAGAAGCAGTTTTACAAACTCAATTTCCTTTACGCTCAAACTTGATAGATTACGTTTTGTTTTATTTATGACCTTCTGTTTAATTTCTTTCTTATCATCTGATAGTCTGTTTAACACTTTACGAGCTAAGTCACTCAACGGTAGTACAAAACCATGTTGCATAATAATTATCTCCTTTGGTACAATCTTATCTCAATACTTAAATGCTCTCCATCACATTAGTATTGAGATTTAAATCTGTTTTCTAAATGATTAAGCAATCATAACACAGGTATTTTAGATATGCAACAAGTTTTATCACAAAATATAATTAATTTCAAAAACAACAACATAACACCACAAACAAGTAAGTTACAAAATAAAAGTGTTGACAAGATTACACCACTACCACTATAATGCCCATATGCCCCATTCGGTTAGATATATTAATTAATATTATTATATATCTTAAGTATTACATTAAGTATATATTATTAGTATATATCTATATAAATATATTAATTATATATAATATTAAATATATACTAATAATATACTTTAAGTATATCTTAAGTATTACTTACTGTATTAGATATATATATATATATTAAATACATACCTGTTTTAGATATATTAAGAATAATTCTCATATAGAGATATACTGAATACGATCTAAACAAGAATCATATCGGTTGTGTTGTTCTATCCATGTTTATGTTGAATATGAATATTCTTGTGTTTGTTGCTAATCGTTTTTATCTTATTTGTTGTTGCGTTAGTAAGAATTTAAACATATTTTCTTGTGTTTATGTCTGTTTTTGTGCTGCTCTTGCTTGTTTTGTTGTGTTATTAGTAAAATATTTATATTTATTTGTGTTCTAAGTATTGACTTTTCAACACAATGGACATATAATTCCCTTATACCAAAGATAAAACATGTTAATTCTTTTGGTGTTTAAGGTGCTAAGGACAACGTAAAGATTCGTTATCTGTTTAGCGTGTTGTTACAGACACTTGTGAGTCACCACCTCACTACTCTCCTTGTGGATTCCCTTTGTGTTATTTGGTTCTCTCCTTACCAAATTATACTTAGCTAGGAATTGGTGATAATCCCACTCACCAACTAATATATTAAAGAGGATTATTGTGTGGAAAATAAAGGAAAAATATTCCACAGTAGTAAGTATGGGAATATCACAGTCATAGATTACAGGTCTTCTGATGAGGTATACTGTGTGTTTGAAGACACAGGTTATAAAACATGTGCAACGATGGGAGACATTAGGAAGGGTTGTGTAAAAGACAGATTGGTTCCTACAGTCTACGGAGTTGGTTATTTAAGTGATTCTGCAACAAGACAAGGTAAAACACACTTACCGCAATATGTCTTTTGGACTGGGATGCTTAAAAGATGTTATAGTGCGTCTTTCGTGGAGAAACACCCATCTTATAGAGGTTGTAGTGTTTCAGATAATTTTAAAAATTACTCCTATTTTAAAGAGTGGAGTGAAAACCAAATAGGTTTTGGTAACGAAGGATGGCAATTAGATAAAGATATTTTAGTAAAAGGCAACAAAATTTATTCTGAAGACACTTGTTGTTTTGTACCTCCTGATATTAACAACGCCTTCTGTAAGGCGAATAAGACAAGAGGTTCGTGTAGTATAGGTGTATACTTCGACAAAACATCTTGTAAGTTTGTGGCACAAATAAGTCTTAATGGTAAACTTAAGAAGTTAGGGTCTTTTAATTCTGAAAAAGAAGCTTTCTTAAGGTATAAGATTGAAAAAGAATTGCATTTTAAATTTTTAGCTGATAGTTATAAAAACATGATAGATATAAGGGTATACGAAGCTCTTATTAATTATACTGTTAGTGTTGACGACTAACCAGCTCTCATGTCCCTACTTCCATCATCTCCCTTCTAAGGAGACGGCATTAAAGCGATGGTTGGTAGCCTGAGTGTTCGAATCACTGTATGGGACTCCAAATTTAACAACACCAGACAAGCTTAGAATTACGGATTCCGTTTTGCTGTATCGTGTTACTGCGGTAGATGCTCAAACTGTTTGGTTACTTAAAGGTGTTATGACCTTCCACCGTACACAAAGGTCAACTAATACTTCGGTTAGTGTATCGGTTGTCACGTACTGACGCACGAAAAACTTTTAAAGTTCTAGCAGTGATGCTACACCGCCTACCCCTCCATAACGTGATTGGAAATGTAATAGGTAAGTTGACAGAGAGGAAAGACTCTCATCATATTAACATGCTTTAGCATGTTAATCCCTCCATATAGGTGTTGTATATATGGCGTAAGGAAGCATAGAGCGACCATCCTCCGTGACGTGACTATAGAGTGCTGATAGGTAAGCTATCAACTATTTCTTACCATTAGAACTGTGGTAGTGCATACGAAGATAAGATTGATTCCTTCTGTCTTACATAAGTAATATACACGTAGATAAAACAGTTTAGACAAGTTTATAGGCTTCATTACAGATCACCCTTATCTGTGTCGGTTAAAGGGATATATTTTAGATATAACTACCTCACTGAAATCGCACCCTGCTCATTAGCACGACTGGATGGAGTTAGTTATCAATGGTGTTTTGGCGGTGTTCACCTTAGAACAAAAACATCACCCTAATTAAAATAATAAAAACAATAAAGGAATAAAAACAAGTCACTGTTAGTATCTGGAAATAATCTATTGCTCTAGGTTATTTCACACATATTAACAATCCATAGGAGCAAATATGGAAAACAAACAACTTGTTTACGGTATTGGTGTTAACGATCTAAAATCCTCAGTAAAAAGTTCTTTAGATAAGGAGTACAAATTGTGGAGGGATATGTTAAAACGATGTTACCATAAACAATACCTTTCAATGTTTCCTACTTATCAGGATGTGGATGTATGTGAAGACTGGTTAATATACAGTAACTTTAAAAAAGATTTACATGAAATACATAATTTTGACATGTTGGCTCAAGGTTGGACATTAGATAAAGACATTCTTACTAATAAGAAGTTGTATTCTAAAAATACGTGTTGTATTGTACCTCAACAACTTAACATATTCTTCTCAACATTTTCCTTAGACCACAACCCACCCTTTGATAAAAGGTGTAATGTTTACTATAGTTATTGCTCACACAATAAGAAGAAACATTATTTAGGGCGATTTAAAACAAAAGGCGAGGCTTGTTCCGTTTACCTAGCATTCAAAGCTACTGTTGTAGAAGATTTAATAAATATATATAAAGGAATTGTAGATGACAGAGTTATTGACAAGCTTTACGCTTGTAAAGAGGCGTTAAATGAGCAGATGCGAGTGCTGCAATAGAATATTACACAGAGTCACAGGTATGAGAACTCTACCTGACGGGTCGAAGACAGAAGAAACCTTCTGTAATACGTGTAGAAATGAAGTTAATAAAATCTTAAATGATTTTATGTTTACAACAAATACTAATTACTCTGTTGAATATCAGTTTGAAGGTATAGTAGATCAGTTGATGATCTATGGTAGTGTTACCCCACCTAAAAAGAGTGTTTATTAGAACAATATGATTTATCGTAATATCTCTTACCGAACAAATGTTATAATATAACAATAAATAATAAAAGCACCAATACAAGATGTAGCAATTACATCAATAAATAATTTAAATAACAAGATAATTATCAGGTGCGGAGAGGAAAGCGTGTTTAGTGCTTTCGGTGTTAGGACAGGAAAGAGTGGTCACTGACATATCTTAATAATAAGAATATTTAATATAACACCTCCTAATAAGGATAATAAAGGTATGGCTGCTAATAGATTTACTCTCTCTCAAACACCTACAAAAATTCTCGATGGTACTAAAGCTGCGTATATCCAAGAAGTAAGTGGCAGTGGTACTCGTTTTACTTTATCAACAGCTTCACCAGATACAAGCACTGTTCCATTTTGTACAATTCTAAAAAATGATCTTTCTGTGTCGTCTGGATTCCCTTTGTGGGCGTGGACACCAACAGCAGCTCCAATTGTTCTTACCGTATTAACATCAGAACTACAATAATTAAAATAATAATTAAAAGGTAAATATAATGACTTCAGTTTCAAATGGTGGAACAACTACACTTGGTTTGTATGACACACAAAGTCAGTTAAAAGAAAAAGCTGATATTACTTATGTTGATAATAAGGTTGATCCTCTTGTTGGTGGTCATAAGGGTTTTTCAACATTAGCTTTAGCTCAAGCAGCTCAATCCGGATTAGCAGCTAACACTGTTGTTGAGGTATTGAGTGACACAACAGAAGTAAATAACGGTTATTACTTGTGGAACGGCACAACACTGACAAAGAGTGTTTATGATCCGTTGGCGCAGGCAAAACAAGCTGATTTACAGCCGTATTCTACAAAAGAAGGTGTATTCTTATTTAAACCATATTATGAACTTGATCGAAAAACAACAAAGTTATATGTGAAGCTGAATGTTGATGCAGGTACAGATAACACGTTCTTTATTCGTGACAGTCGCTATACATCAGTCACAAAGACACTCGCGAACATTGAAAGCGGTATCACCGCAAGCGCACACCCAAAACTGACAGTCAATCAAACATCACCTTTGGGCGTTCCTGATTGCTTGTGTTTTGACACTAAAGTTGCGTTGTATTACGACACTTCAACTCAGAGTTTCTTTGCTGCTGACCGCCCTACCAATGGCACAACATACCTAAATGCGATCAAAATTATTGAATTGGATGGGGGTGAAATTACAGAGTGTCAAGAAAAAGCAGTCATTCTTGATCAAATCGCATTACAAGATCGAATTTTAAATGATGGTAAAAATAAGCTCACGAATTGTTATTGTGATACTCGATTCTCAAAAAGCTCAGTAGCTAATACAAACTACGGTATCAATATCAATACAGATACAGGAATGATTGAAGTTCCTGATCAATTCACTGTTTTGTATAGCGACCCTATGAGTAAACGCTTTGATAATAGTGCAGCTTACTATCAAGCTGGGCACACTGAGTTTCAATTAAGTGCAGAGCTTGCAACTTATTTAGTGCTTAATTTAAAAACAAAGTTACTTGCTGTAGTTGCACGCTCAGCTTTAGCATCATACGCCGATCCGTATTTAATTGTGATGATTGTTCGTCACAGTACAAACAAAGCTGTAATTTATTCTGTGTCGTTTAGCAGCGCATATAGCATTAACGACAGCTTGTATGGTGTGGAAATATACACAAATAAAATCAACATTTTATTACCGAATCAACCATCTTCAGGTTCGTTTTTGCAGTCTAAGTTTTATCCTGACATCTCGTATGATGGTTTAATACTTACAATTTTCGCTGACAGTATTTTAAGATGCGGTAATAAATTTAAAGTGCTTGCAACTGATACTGTGATTGATTTAAGTGCTGTTGCTTCAACTGCAAAAGCTGTGTACTACGACTTTAAAAAAGACACGTTTCACGTTGTTGCTTATAATTATGCTGCAACAACTTATCAAAAAACAACTTGGGTGCTGCTTGGTATTATTCGTATTGCAACAAACTATCGTAATGTGTCGTTTGATAACGGTATCCCTTACACTGTTGATGGGTTGTTGTATAGCATTCCGAAAGCGTGTGATACGGTGCGTAATCAGATTAACGGTTTGTACGGGGTAGCACATCGCGGAGCAAATCAAACCGCGCCAGAAAACACAAAAGCTGCTTATGAGTTAGCAAAGACACTTGGTTTTAGAGCAGTAGAAACAGACATACAAAAAACATCCGATGGTGTGTTTATTTGTCATCATGATTCAACACTAACAAAAGTAACAGGCGGACTCTTAAATGATAAAGTTTCTGATCACACGTGGGATGAATTAAAAGATTTGGATATTGGCTCATGGAAAGACTCTGCTTATGCAAGTGAGCGATTCTTAACGCTGAAAGATTTTTGTGAGTTATGTTACAAACTGAATCTTTATGCTGTAATGGAACTAAGCCCTACCCGAACATTCACTGTTGCTGAATTGAAAGAGATTCGTAAAATTGTAATGGATTCGGGCGTAAGTCACGTTTATATCAGTTTTTTTTATCAAACCTTGATTAATCTAGTGTTAGTTGATAAAGCTGCAAACTTTCAGTTTGTTTCAGAAACATTGGATACAACAACAATTCAACGTATCAAGAATTTAAGAACTCAATTTAATGATCCACAAATGTCTGTGAATCACTTAAATATTGCATCAAAGCAACAGGTTGATGATCTTAAAAAAAATCATGGAATTCGCCTGAATTGTTGGACAGTTAATGATGAGTCACGCGCTTTAGAGTTAGCGGATTGGGGTGTTCAATCTATTAGTTCGGACTTTATTAATGTCGAGAGCTTAGTGTTAGGTTGACAATCATAAAACCCCCGAAGCTGTCACAGAAGCCATGACTTGGCTCGGCACGTCTTATCCTCATCAATAACCCAACAAACCATCATAAACCCTGACCTTTAATGAGATCAGGGTTTTATTACCAAAAATTAGGGGATGAAAGTAAATGAGCCGAACACATCACTTTGGAAAAATTAAATGAAGTATCAGGTCGGTTACAGAATGGTTTATGATAAGTAAAACTTATATCAGAGTGATCGCATGAAACGAATAGAAACTTTATTAGGTAGAAAATATGCCGTTTATAAAAGGGCAGTCTGGAAACTCAGCAGGAAGACCTTCTGCTGATCGTCTAGTAAACCCAAAATCAATATCTGGAAATGAACTTCGTATCCAAGATTTTAAGCAAATGTTAAGACGATTAAAACCTCTTAATAAAAAAGCTTTAACTTGGATTGAAAGAATGCTTGATGATGAGAATACAACAGAGCAAACTCGTATGAGATTGATTGCTTTGATTCTTAAAGAATATCAAACATTGATGAATGAAGTTTATAAACCAGAAAAATTAGAAAATGAAGATGTTGACAAAGATGAGCTAGATTTAGCTCCAATTGTTCAATTTACAGTACAAAAGAAAGGATGATAACTTATGTCAGCAGCAACTTTCAATTTAACAAACACTCCTGTTCAAATATCAGATGGAACAAAGTCTGTTTATGTTCAGGAGATTAAAGGAAAGCATACACGCTTCACTTGTTCAACCACAGCTCCAGATATTAGTACGGTAACGCCATGTGTGATATTAGATAATGATATCTCTGTAGCAAACGGTTTTCCTCTTTGGGCTTGGACAGAAGGTGATCCTATTCAAATTTCTGTACTAATATCTGAAGCATAATAGGTGTTACATTCTAATAACTAAATAAGGACAATAACTTTAATGGAACAACAGGAAAGAGAAGTTATTGCTCCTGCATCTATACCACAAGAGTTATTTATTAACTCTGATGCTGATATTACTATTGCTAGTGGTAGTGCAGGTAGTAGTAAATCATACTCTATTTTATTAAGATGGTTCAGGTACATTAACTGCCCTCATTCAAGAGGTGTAATCTTCCGTAGAACATCAACTCAATTATCTTCTCAAGGGGGGTTATGGGAAGAAGCTCAAGCTTTGTTTGGTAAGCTCTATGGTAAAAGATTAAAAGTAAGTATTAAACAAATGAAGCTTACATTTCCAAGTGGGGCTTCATTGCAGTTTAGCCACTACGAGAATGAACAGGCTAAAGAGAAGTTTAAAGGTCTTCAAGCAGATTATATTGCATTTGATGAAGCAACAGAATTTACAGAAGAAATGATCGTATATCTACGATCTCGTAACCGTAATGCTCTTGCTGAGAAAGATCATAAAGCTTGTATGGTGATGGCAACAAACCCTCATTGTGATTCTTTCTTAAAAGATTGGGTGTGGTGGTGGCTTGATCCAGAAACAGGTATTCCTGATCCTGCTAAGAGAGGTATCACACGTTTCTTTGTTAAACAGCGTGATGGTAGCTTAGAGTGGTATGATACAAGAGAAGCTGCTGAAGCTATCTATGGTACAGAAGAAGATAGTGGTATCACTTCTATGTGTGTCATTGGTAGTACAGTTTATGATAACCCATACATCTCTAAAGCGTATATTGGTAAACTAAAAGAATTAAGTCGAGTAGAACAAGACCGACTATTACATGGTAGTTGGACAGCTCGTGAAGAAAACTCAGGCTACTTTAAAAGAGAATGGCTTACTAAAGTTAATCATCCAAATATTAAAGCAACACAACGAGTACGTTCATGGGATTTAGCTGCATCAGAACCAAGTGAAACATATAAAGACCCTGACTGGACTGCTGGCGTATTAATGTCTAAAGATAAAGATAAGATATACACAATTGAAAGTTTAGTACGATGTAGGAAGAAGTTTTTAGGAGTAGAACAACTTATCCTTGAGACAGCTTATGAAGATGGTAAAGATGTAATTATTACACTCCCTCTTGATGCTGGTGCTGGTGGTCAAAGTTATGCAAGAACATTACAAGGTAAGTTATCAGAACATGGTTTTACCGTTAGGTTGATTAAACCTAAAGCTAATAAAGTCTTACGTTTTGGTCCTTTTGCATCTATGGCAGAGGCAGGGTTTGTACATTATGTTAGTGATGATTATTTACCAACAGATAAGAAATGGAATGAAGTATATCTAAATGAATTAGAACAGTTTGATGGTGGTAGGAAAGGACATGACGATTAACAACTAGGTCGTCAATAAACTGTGTGAATTCGGTGGACATCTCAAGTAGACAATACCGAGCGAAGCTGCAATATAGGTTGATAAGATTTGTCATAGAGGCAAGCACCTAGTAGAACGTGTAACGACTAACCCTGATGAGTGTAAGGGTGTAGAGTCAAGTGACTCGAAGCGCACAGCCCAATAATTGTGATAAGAACTATTATCAGTTCTGTATATGGGAAGATATAGTCTGATCTACATAGCGATATGTAGCAGCTTGAATAAAGCGGAGATAGATTAACGACCTATCTTGAACACAATGCAAGTAGATGCAACGTCTGATGGATTTAACTATGTCAGACAAGTACAAACAATCCCAAACTTCTCAATAACTTCATTTACAACACAGAATAGATTTTCAAGGGATTAGAGATAAATAAAATATGGCTAGACAAACAAGAACAACAAAAGCTAAAGCCGAAGTCCCACGCTTCCAAATGTCATCTATTGGATATTCTGGGTTGATGGTGACAGCAGGGCAAATCCAAGAAGAACTAAAAAGGGAACTTACATTCCCTACTTCTGTGATTACATACAAGCAGATGGCTTATGATGGTGTAGTAGCTGCTGCATTAAACTACTATGAGCACATGATGCTTAAAGCTAGATTTACAGTTAAACCACACCCATTAGCTACAGAAGAACATAAGCAATATGCAGTATTCTTAGAAGAATGTATGAATGATATGGAACACTCTTGGCAAGACTTTATCCAAGAAGTTACCAGTATGAATACCTTTGGTTTTTGTGTAAATGAAATTGTACTTCGTAAACGTCTCCTCAGTAAAGGAAGTAAATATAACGATGGTAAGATTGGTATTCAGAAACTCCCTATTCGTTCTCAAGACAGTATTTCAGGATGGGTTTATGATGATGAACAGAAGCTAGTTGGTGTTAAACAAACAATCAATAAGACTGGTAGAAATGGTCAAGTATTACTTTCTAAGAAAGGTACAGAAGTAGTCATTCCTAGAGAGAAGTTTCTATTATTCCGATTAGGTAAGAAGAAAGACTCCCCATTAGGTGAATCTCCTTTACGTTCTTGTTACTACTCTTGGAAGTATAAGGTCGCTGTAGAAGACTTAGAAAATATTGGTTTGTCTCGTGATCTTGGGGGGATTCCTATCTATGAAGTTCCTCCTCAGATTATGGGAGCAGACGCTTCTCCTGAACATAAGCAGCAATATGAAGATATTAAAAATATTGTTAGAAACATTCAGAATAACAATCAAGCTGGTTTAGTGTTACCATTAGTGTATGACCCTGAAACTAAGCAACCAATGTATAAGTTTAGCTTGTTAAAGAATGACGGTGGTAAAGCTTACGATACAAAGAATATCAAAGAGTATTACTGTAATGCAATCTTAACAGCCCTTAGTGCAGATCACCTCTTAATGGGACAAAGTTCTACAGGTAGTTATGCTTTAGGAACAATGAAAGGGACAATGGCAGCTATTGCTATTGAATCTAAGTTAAAAGAGATTTGTAACGTAGTTAATCAGCACTTAATCCCTTTACTTGCTAAATTGAATGGTTGGGATTTAACTAGACTTCCTTATCTACAAGCAGAAGATTTAGAAGCAAGCTCTCTTGAGGAAACATCAAAATATTTACAAAGAACAGGTTCTATTGGTTTCTTACCACGTACTCCTGAAGTTATCAATAAAGTGTTAGATGTGCTTGGGTTGGAACCTTTGAAAGAAGGTACAGACTTAGATGAAATCCTTACTTCTAGTATCAGTAGGGCTGGAGATGGTTTTGCTACAGCAGGTGCGGGCACATCAACAGATGGAAACAACGTAGCTTCTGGTGATAACAACCTAGATAATACAGCTTAAAGTAATCAGTGATTAGGTATTGTATAAAAATAAGTTATAAATATTGTTGCACAATTCAAATGTCAGTGTTATAATTCAGATATAAAGAAATGCAATGTTATAACATAACAATATACAATACCTCTTTCCTAAACAAAGGTGAAAGATGGTAACAAATAATAAAAACAGCTCAAATATCCCTATCACTAAAGCTGTTAATGAAGAATTAAAACAAGCAACATTCCTTGTCTTAGCTCCTGAAGAAGTTGATCTACATGGTGATATCTATTCTACTGAAGAAGTAAGAAAAGCTTGTCACAACTTTAACTCCCATTCAATGACAGCAAATTTATTACACTTAACCACAACAGACTCATTCAGTATCGTAGAGAGCTATATTGCTCCTGTAGATATGGTACTAAATGAAAAGATTATCAAAGCTGGAAGTTGGTGTTGTGTAATTCAAGTACATGAAGATGAGATTTGGGAAGATATTAAGAAAGGTAATTTAACTGGTGTATCTGTAGCTTGTCTTGCTAAGACAGAATATTTAGAGGAAGAATAATGACACAACAACGTAAAGCAAAGAGACGACTTAGTGAGTTTGATTTCTCTAAAGAAGGTTCTCATTTAGCTTTAGTACATAAAGATCAAGGTGGAGCAGCTAATGGATACCCTACTTTAATTACTAAAGCTACGTCTCAATTCTCAGAAGATTTTATTAAGAAGGCACAACGTATCAAAGTAGAGATGGAACTTCCTGAGTTCTTAATGCGTTTCTATGATATGTGGTGGGAAGATGATGCTAAAGAACTAGCTAAATTATTTGGTTGGGTTGATTATTCTGAGATGATTGACAAATTAGAAGATACCTTAGAAGGTGAAACTAAAGTAGAAGTATTAGAAACATCTCCTTCTGATTATGTTCGTAGTAAGTTACAAAATGCTGATCGTGTTGCTGAGTTATCAGATGCCCAAGATTTAGCTGCTGCTCTATCAGCTTTAACAGAAGTACAGTATTTAACTCTACTAGAAGATCAACAATCTGTAGAGAAAGCATTAAAAACAAATTTAGATAGTAAATCTAATAGTGGCGGTAAAAAGCCAGTTAATAAGGGGAAAAATAAAACTACCCCAATTGATAAGAAGGCTGATAAAGCCGTTCACAAAGAGGAAAATAATATGTCAGGTGAATCTCCTGAAGTAGTTGCTAAAGCGCAATTTGATGATATTCAGAAAGCGTATAATGAACAAGTAGAAGAACTTAAAAAAGCTAAAGAAGCTATTGAGTTGTTTAAGAAAGAGAAACAAGAACAAGTAGAGAAAGCACGTAATGCTGATCTAGTTGCTGCTGTAGAAGATAAAGAACAAGCTGAGAAACTGTTCAAAGCTGTTAAAGGTTTAGAAGCAGAAGACTTCCAAGCTGTAGTAGAAGTTGTTAAATCTCTTTCTGCTAAAGTAGATGCAAATGGTTTCTTTGTTGAAACAGGTGCTAAGACTGCTGACATTACTAAAGCTGCTGGTGATCCTGTTGCTACTGCTTTACAAGCTCGTTTACAAAAATCTAATCAAGAATAATAATAAGAATATCGGAGAATTAATATGGCTGTTACAGCGATCGACACCCCACGAATTTCACAACTTGTTAAACACGAATATGAACCATCTTTAGCCTACTGCCGTAAGGTACTTACTTTTACAGGTACTACTGCTTTTGGTCTTGGTACTGTACTTGGTAAAGTAACTTTATCTGGAGCTTATGTAGAAGCTGTTGAAACTGCTAACGATGGCAGTAAAACCCCTGTAGCTGTTGTACTAGAAGATAAAGTAGTTAACTCTGGTGCTATCGTAGCTGCTGCTATTGATACTGCTGGTTCTACATATACAGATGGTACTTATAATGCTGTAATTACTGGTGATGGCGAAGGTGCTAAAATCTCAGTAACTATTGCTTCTGGAATTGTTTCTTCTATCACAGTTGTTGAACAAGGTACTGGTTATACTTCTGCTACTCTTGCGCTTCCTACTGCTGCTGGTACTGGTAGTGGTACTGCTGCAATCTCTGCTACTGTTGGTACAGTTCGTAAAGCTATTGCATTGGTACGAGGTCCTGTGATCTTATCTGAAGCTGGTTTAAAACTTAATGCTTCTTACAACACTGCTGCTAAGAAAGCTACTGCTCTTGATGCTCTTGAAGCTAAAGGCATTTTAGTTATTAAAGCTGTATAAGAATAATAATAAAAAGAATATAGGATAAAATAATAAATGATTACTCGTAATTTTGCAAACAACTTCCAAGTACAAGATTGGACTGAAGAATTAGCAATGATTCCTAATGTCCGTACCCCGTTATCAGATTTAGGTATCTTCCGTCCTGAATCAATCTCAACAACTACTGTATCTTTTGAGCAAACATTTGGTACTTTAGGTTTGATTGGTGATGTAGTACGTGGTGGTAATGTTCTTGCTAACCAAGATGAAACCCGTAAGATTCACACTTACCAAGTACCTTACCATAAAGTTGTTGATTACATTACTCAAGCAGATGTACAAGGACAACGTGCTTATGGTAGTGCAGATGCAGCAGAAACTAAAGCTGCTGTTATGGAACGTAAAATGACTCGTCTTAAACGCTCTGCGTTGATGACTGAAGAATTTGCTAAGTTCTATGCTATTACACAAGGTAAGATTTGGTCTCCGAATGGTACGATTGCTCCAGCATCTTTCTATAAAGACTTTGGTGTAACACGTAAAGAAGTAAACTTTGACTTCGCTACTGTAACTACTGATGTTCTTGGTAAGATTGAAGAAATCATTGCTCATATTCAAGACAATGCTCTTTCTGGTGATTCTTATACAGGTGTTGTTGGTTTGTGTTCTCCTGAGTTCTTCCAAGCTCTTATTACACACGCTAAAGTGGTTAATGCTTACCAGTTCTACACTTCAACACAAGAACCTTTGCGTAACCGTCTTGGTGGTGCAACTACTCTATATCGTGAGTTTGTGTATGGTGGTTGTATGTTCCGTGAGATTCGTGATGGTGTAAATGGTGAGCGTTTCATTCCTGCTAATGAAGCTTACTTCCTACCTACTGGTACTCAAGATACTTTTGTATCTTACTATGCTCCTTCTGCTAAACTTAACTTAGCTAATACTCTTGGTGAACAACAATACCTATGGTTGTATCAAGACGCTAAGGGTGAAAAAGAAGAAATCGAACTTGAGTTCTCAGTAGCAAACTTAATTCGTAGACCATCTCAAATTATTAAAGCTACTAAAAGTTAATCCTTAGTTATAACGTAAAGTTATAATACAGTGTAACTTGTCTTAGTGCAGGTTACACCAATATTATAATTTATATAATAAGAGAGAAATAATGGCCTTTACAGACGTACAAAAAATTAAATTAGAGATCGGCTTAGTTGCAGAGGCTAGTGACATTCTTTCTGATGAAGAACTTCAATATTTTTTAGATAAGAATAACAACTCAATAAAGAAAGCTTCTTTAGATGCAGCTAAGACTGTTTTATTTATACTGAGCCAGTTTACCCATGAAAGAAGTGATATGTTAGAAATATGGGGTCATGCGTGGTTTGAGAATTATATGAAGTCTTTACAGCTTTATCTAAACAATCCTAACTTCTCTATTAATATTGATTCAGCTAAAGTTTATGCTGGTGGTATTAGTAAGACAGATATTAGAAGTAATGTTGATAATTTAGATAACTTCACAGTGGTTACAGATGTTGGTATTCCTAAAGATTATGATGCTGTGAATAGTACAAATACACAACAAGATATCTTTAACCCTTATGCTGCTGGTTATTCGGAATCTCCATTTAAAATCTAAGGAATTTATATGCTAGACAATGAAGTTAATATTCACAACTTTCTAATAAGTTTGAAATCTGATTTGAAGAAAACTTATGAAGATGATAAAGACAATAAATTTGAATACTGGAGAGGTTTTGCAGACTCAGCAGGAGCTTTCTATACAACAGTAGAGAAATTCTTGAAGGAGTATAACTTCAGTGACAGTAGAAAGTAGATTCAGAAGAAGTTCACAACGTCTTGTACAAAGATACGGTGATGTAAGAACATACAATCATATTACAGAAGAAGTGTATAACGTAGAAACACAGATGATGCAATCGTATACACAGTCTTACAATATTAAAATATATAAATCAGAACCCAAAGAAAGAGAGATTAAATCTCCTAACTTAGTTGGTAAAGAAGTTTGTGTAATGATTGTTGCTGCTGCTGATTTACCTGTTAAACCAAAAGTAGGTGATACTATTAGTGGTAATGAATTAGATGCTAAATCTGCTTACAGAGTAGAGGTTGTTTCTGAATCATGGTCTGGTGAAACTGTAGCTGTATGGAAGTTGTTCTGTACCATTTCATAAGTTGTGAGAGGAATTAAGCATGACAGTCTATAGTGGAAGTAGTGGTATTGCACAACTAAGAGAAAAGATAAAACAAAAGAGTAAGATGCTTGTTGGAGAGAGTGCAGAGAAAGTTTCTGTGTTTATGGTTGAAAGCTCCCCATTAGGTGTTGAGTATTATAGATCAAAACAAGGTTTAATTCAGAACGATGTTGGTGATTTTAAAAACTCTTGGGTTGTTGGTTTAGGTGATTCTGAGACTATTACAAGACCAGCAGATTCAGCAGGTACAGCAGCAGTAGCAGATGCCATAGTTAAAGGTAGTCAATATAACTTTCAAGACAAAGTGTATGTTACTAACAGTGTAGATCATGCTGGAATGGTTGAAGATGGTTGGAAAGATAATCCTGAATATGGTTGGAAAGCTAAAGGTGGTTATCATGTAGTAAGAGATGGCACAAGTACAGCAGAAGCTATATTAGAAGCAGTAGCAGAGAAAGTGAGCAAGTTGTAATGCAAAGTAATTTAAGAAAAGCTTTTGAGAAATACTTACTTCTTCTACCTAATGGTTTAGGTGTTACACGTACTGCTTTTGAGAACGTAACCTTTAACCCTGTTCTAACAGAACCGTATCAGCTAACAAGACTTGTTCCACTTCCTGTAGAAAACCCTACATACGGTGATAACTATCACAGAGAAGTTGGTTTCTATCAGATTGTACTATCTTATCCTAAAGGAAGTGGTGTTGGTGCTATATCTTTAATGGCAGACAAGATAAAAGATTATTTTAAACGTGGTACTACATTAGTAGAAGGAACGGATAAAGTAATAGTAGATAGGACACCAGAAGTATCTCCTGTTTACATCAATGACAGTAGAGCAGAGATTACTATCCGTATTCGATACTACTCTAATCAATTCTAAATAATAATAATCCCAAATAATCCTATTGGAGAATAATTAATGGCAACAGCTTCAGGTATTGCTAAACGTATTATATACAAAAAAGAAACTACGTTTGGTACTCTTGCAGGAGCAACAGGTGGTCAAACACTTCGTAGAGTTAGCTCTAACTTTAACTTAACAAAAGAAACATATCAATCAGAAGAAATTAGAACAGACTATCAGATTCAAGATTTCCGTCACGGTGTACGTTCTGTAGAAGGTAGTTTATCTGGTGAATTATCAGCAGGTACTTATAGTGATTTCATTGCTTCTGCTGTAGCTCGTAACTTTACAGCAAGTACTCCTGCTGCTATTGGTAGTACAACTATTGCTGCTGGTACTGTAGCAGGTACATACAAGGTTACACGAACTACAGGTAGTTGGCTTACAGATGGTGCTAAGGTTGGTACAGTAATTCGCTTAGTTGGTTTCAATACTACTAACAATGCTAAGAACCTTCTTATTGTATCTGCAACAGCTACAGAAGCTGTAGTAGTTGTGTTGAATGGTACTACGCTTGTTCTTGAAACTGTAGCAACAGGTGGTAGCTATTTAGCTGGTGGTAAAGTTACTTATGCTCCTACTACTGGACATACAGATGATTCATATACTATTGAAGAATACTATTCAGATATTGGTAAGTCACAAGTATCTGTAGGTAACAAAGTAAACACAGCTTCATTTGCCCTCCCTGCCACTGGTCTAGTAACTACAGACTTTGGTTTCATGGGTCAAGACTTGAAACAGTCTGGAGATACAGCTTACTTCACTACTCCTACTGCTCAAGGCACTGCTGGTATCTTCGCTGCTGTAAATGGTGCATTGATTGTAGATGGTAAAGTAATTGCTTTGATTACAGGTTTGAATATTAACATCAACCGTAATATGACTTCAGAAGCAGTTGTTGGTAGTAACATTAAACCAGAAATCTATGAAGGTCGTATCTCTGTAGATGGTGATTTTACTACTCTATATCAAGACAATACTTTCTTTGATTACTTTAATAATGAAACAGAAGTAGCTCTTATCTGTGCTGTTACTGAAAGTAACTTAGGTAATGCTAACTTTATGACATTTACTTTACCACGTATCAAACTGTCTACTGATACTAAAGATGATGGTGAGAAAGGTATCGTTTCTTCTAACTCTTTCCAAGCTCTTAAAGGTTCTGGTACTGGTGGTTTAGAAGCAACAACTATTCAAATTCAAGATAGCGCAGCAGCGTAATCTAAACAGATAACAACAGAGAGGTGAAAGTCCTCTCACTATTTTATTATTTTATATTTGATTTATTTTGAGGAATACAAACATGGCTTTAGATTTATTTAAAACAAACTTGGCAGAGAAAGCTGAAACAGGTTATGAGTTTGAAGTAAAACTCCCTGATGGCTCTCCTACAGATTTCCACATTACTGTACGTGGTACACAATCACCTAAAGTAAAAGCATACAGTAAGAAGGTGTTTAATCAGCTTCAAGTTAAAGAACAACAAGCTAAACGTAAAGGTAAGGAAGTAGATTTCAACCTTGAAGAAGCTGAAGATATGGCAGTTGATAGTGCTGTAATTCGCTTAGTTACTTGGCGTGGTCTTGAGGAAGATGGTAAAGAAGTAAAACCTACTGAAGAAAACTTCAAACGTATTATGCGTGAACAAGATTGGATTCGTTCACAAGTATTAGAAGAAGCGGATATTGCAGCAAATTTCATCTAAGCGATATTCTTGATGATTGTGTTGAATATTGCAAATGGATGTTTGAAAACAATCAGAGACAAGATGATGGAGCTACAGTAGGTGAACATATTGAAGCAGCGAAGGCAAGTCCTTTCGCTGTTACTTTGATTAAAGAACAAGAATTATTACAAGAAGAAATAGATAGTGAACCTCCAATACTTCCAATTTCTGCTCAATTTGCATGGACGTATTTCTTACGTTTACACCAAACTAGGCAGCAAGGAGGTTTTGGAGGTTTTTTTGCAATTAGTTATCAGGAAATGTTAGCTTTCTTTACTTTAGAACAAGTATTCCCTGAACCATACGAATTAGAGTTAATTAGAGTATGGGATAAGATTGCAATTGAACACGAAGCAAAAGAGCAGCAGAAAAGAAATAAAAATAAATAATTCATAATGAGGAATAGCTATGGATTTAGTTAAGATTGGTTTTATAATCCACGCTGACGGTCTTAAAGATGCTAACAAGCAAGTTGATGACTTGTTAAATAAAGTTGATAAGATTGGTACACAAGGTAAGAAATCTGCTGCTGATTTTGAGACAAGTCAAAAGAAGGTAAAAGAGTCTTCAAAAGAAGCTGCTAAGGAAGTTGATAAGACTTCTAAAGCTCTTGAGAAACAAAAGATTATTGGTGATTATCTAGGTAAAGGTTTAGATAAGACTACTGCAACATCTATAGCTAACTTTAAGTTAATGGGTGCTAGTGTTGGTCAAACAAACAGTTTGATATCTCTTTTAGGTAACAACAAAGCTCTTGTTCAAGCTAAAAAAGACTCTGAAGCTTTGACAAAAGCTCAACAAGAACAAACTAAAATTGTTGAACAAACTATTGGTAAATATCAACAACTCTCTAACAAATCTTTAGGTGGTGGTATTCTCGACACCATAGAAAAAGAAAACAGAGGATTGTTAGATTTAAGAAAGCAATATCAAGAACTAGAAAGACAACAGTCAAAAAATATGTCTGTTGTAAAAACTTACGAAGAAGCCTCTAGAAAGTCTTTTGGAGGTGGTATTCTTGATACTATAGGTAAACAAGATAAAGGTCTACAGGCTTTAAATGCTCAATATAGAAATATGGAAAAAGAGCAGAAAAAGGTTTTAGATGTAGAGAATAAGATAAATCAAGAAAAACAAAAAGCTATTATTCTTGAACAAACAAAACAAAAATATATCAATCAAGGTTTTGGTAAAGGAGCTTCAACACAGTTAGCTAAGATGGAAATTAGCGGTGCAGATACAGCTACTTTAAACAAATACCAACAAGCTTTGTCTGCTACTAAAGCGTCACTAGATAATCTTAAAACACCTTTCACCACTGCTGTTGAAAGTAATAATAAACTGTTAGCTTCTATCAAAGGCATTGCTGCTTATGCTTTACTATCTACAGCTATCTATGGTGTTATTACAGCAGTAGGTTCTTTAACAACAGCTTTTGTCACTATGGCAGATGAATACACCTCTATTCAAAACCGTATGAAGTTGTATATTAAAGATGCTGGTGAATTAGGTAGAGTTAATGCTCAATTAGCTCAAATGTCTATTGAGAACAACGTAGGGTTAAGAGAGACAGCAACACTATTCTCTCGTCTTTTACCTTCTATGCAAAAGATTGGTGCTAACACCGCTGCTGTAACTTCTGTAGTTGATGCTTTTGGTAAATCTATGCGTATTGGTGGTGCTACAGCACAAGAAGCTGCATCTGCTACTATTCAGTTCTCACAAGCAATGGCTAGTGGTAAATTAGCTGGTGATGAATTTAGATCAATATCAGAAGCTTCACCACGATTCTTAAAAGCTATTGCTGATGGTAGTGGTATTGCTGCTAATAAGTTAAAAGAAATGTCTGCTGCTGGTATGTTGACTACAGAAGTAATTTCTAAAGCTTTATTAAAAGAATACCCTAAACTGATTGAAGAAAACAAGAAGTTAGGTATTACCTTAGAACAAGGTGCTAATGCTATTAAAACAGGCTTCCTTGTAGCTATTGGTGAGTTTAACGAAGGTGCTAAAGTGACTCAGTATTTTGGTGAGATGATGGTTGATCTTGCTCAGAATCTGTTTAAAGCTGCTCAAGGGGCTAGAGAGTTCGGTCAAGATGTTAAACAATGGTTTACTGATAATGCAAATACCATCAACTTAGTTGTTGAAGCGTTTAAAGTATTAGCTACAGTAATCATTGCACGATATGTTGTTGCTATGGGTTTAGCTGTTAGAGAAAGTATTCGATATCAAGCTACATTAGTTACTATGGCAGCACAGCAAGCTAATGTAACAAGATCATCTCTTATCATGAGTTCTGCTATAACATCTGTTGGTGCAGCAATGAGAGGGGCTTTAGCATTCTTTGGTGGATGGGTTGGTTTAGCTTTAACTGTAGCTTCTGCAACAGCAGCCTACTTATCTTTTAATAGTGCAAGTGGAGCTACAGCAGAATCATTCAGACAAGAAGGTGAATCTCTTACTACAACTATTGATAAGTATAAAGAGCTTACTAAGGTTAAACAACAAGCAGTTCTTGATAAGGAGATTGCTAATCTTGAAGAACTGAATAAACAGTACGATGATAGTAAAGCTAAGTTAGTTACTAATGTTCTTAACTTAAGTCGTCATAATGATATGACACAAGCTCAATCTAAATCTATGGCTGATCTTGCTTTAGCTTATAAGAATGGTGATATTAGTCTAGATAAACTTGTTTCTACTGTATCTCAATCTGGTTATGTTTCTAACGAATCTAAAGTTAAAACTAGAGGATTTGCTGAAGCTGTAATTGATGCTGGTGAAAAAGCTGGATTATCTAAAGACTTAATTGAAGCTATGCGTAAAGCTTTAGCATCTTCTGGGGAACAAGCAAGAATCGCTAAAACTGGTGTGGATAGCTTTACAAAAGGATTAGAAGAACAAGCTAAGAAACTTAGAGAAACAACAGCTTTAGCTAAGAGATATGGTTTGGAGATCGCATCTGCTACCAAGTTACAAGAACAACTATCAAGTCGTTTTGGTGCTAGAGAGACAGAACTTCCTCTTAAGAAACAATACTACGATAAGAAGGCTCAAGAAGCTCTAGCTCGTGGAGATACAGCTTCTGCTAATAACTGGACTAAAGCTTCTCTTGCTATTCAATCTCAACAAAACTCATTACTGAAAGAAAAGAATCAGGTAATTGGTCAAACTGTCAAAGGATTGAAGGAAGTTGAATCTGCACAGAAAGAACAATCTGATTATACAGAGGCACTTCGTAAAGCAGAGAAAGATTCTGAAAAAGCAGGTAATAAACGGGAGAAAGATCGTAAGAAATACCAAGATCAAGCTAAAGAGTTATCTGCTTATATTACACTTCTTGAAGAAGCTCAAGATGTAGATGTAGCTCGTATAGCAAGTGAAAAAGAATATCAGAATGCTTTTGGTGCTAGTCTTGATCAAGCTAAAGCTTTGTATGAACTACGTAGACAAGCAGAACAAGTTGAAGCTCGCGCTATATTTGTTAAGAATCTTGCAGAAGAAGAAGAAGCACAAGGTAGATTAGTTGCTTTAATGAAAGCTGGTTTAGATATTGCAACAGCACGGACTTTAGTTGAAGCTAAATTTACAGACAATGCTAAAGGTAAAGAAGCTGCTGAGAAGTATTTAACAAACATGGCGTATGAGCAACACTATGCTCTTGCTGATCAGATTGATTCTCAAGGTGTAATGAATAACCTTCTCAAACAGGGTTATACTATTGAACAAGCTACTTTTAGGTTAATGACTTCCCGTATCAGAACTTTAAATGGAGATTCTACATACCTTGATGACTTAGATAAAGCTTACGACACTCAGGTTAAGCAGTTAAAAGCTAAACAAGCAGAGTCGTCTGTATTACAAGAAACTGATAAGTTAGAAAAGCAGAAAGTTGCTTATATTAACGCTCAAGCTGCTGGTTATGAAAAGTTGGCATTAAATATGTCTATTGCTAACAAGATTGCGCAGAATCCTGATCTAACGCCATCACAAGCAAAACGTCTTATTGAAGCAGAAGAACTGACTAATTATGAAAAGGAATTAGCAGATCTAAAAGCTAAAACATATACCGCTTCTTTAAAAGAAAGTGCTGCTGTTAAAGATATTATAGGTAGTTACACTTCTTTAGACAGTGTTCAAGTAAATGCTCTTGATCGTCAAAGAAAGATTCTTGAAGTTGCTAAAGAGTTGTCTGATGAAGCTGAAAAGCAACGTAAGAACCCTCTTGGTGATTTTAGTTCTGTAGATTTTAATGTCTTTGGTGATTTTGGAAACCCTTTTGAATCAGCTCTTGCTGGGTTAAACGAGTTTGTTGCTAAATCAACAGAAAGCAGAAGTATTTTAGCTAGTATTGAAAATGACATTGCTTTAGCTAAGGAGAAAGGTCTTAGTACATCTGACTTAGAGTTAGAACGCAGTATTGTTCTTACTGGACAAGAAAAAGACCGTAAGGATGCAATAAACAAAGGCATAACAAGAACTTTAGCTTTAACTAAAGGGTTATTTAGTGAAGAAAGTAAAGGTTATAAACTTATCAGTAAACTTGAACAAGCTTATCAAGCTTCTCAAATAGCTTTCCAAGTATGGAAGAATAGAGAGAAGATTAAAGAGTTTGCTTTAGAGATTGCTGGTCATGTTAAGACTGCTGCGTCTTATGTCGCTGCTACTGCAACTAAAATTGCTGCTGAAGGTGGTTTAAATATTGCTAAAGGTATTGGTGCGGTATTATCTCAAGGACAAGGCGATCCATACACAGCGTTTGCTCGTATGGCAGCTATGGCTGCTGTTGTAGTAGGTCTTGGTGTAGCGATAAGCAATGCTTCTGGTAGTTCTGGAACCGTTACACCTTCTAACAATGGAACTGGTACAGTATTTGGAGATTCTACAGCACAATCAGAAAGTATCAAGAAATCTGTTGATATCTTAGCCGAGAACAGTGACTTAATGCTTCCAATCAATAATGCTATGTTACGTGCATTAAAGAATATTGAAAGTGCTTTAGGTGGTGTTGCTAACTTAATCATTCGTGGTGATATTGGAAATACCTTTGCTAGTGGATTAGAGTTTGATGGTAAGCTTACTGGTGTAGTTGGTAAACTTCAATCTGTATCAAGTAAGGTTGCTAGTGCATTTAACTTCCTAGATAAGTTTAGTGGCTTTGATATGGGAGGTTTATTCAATGGTATCCGAAATACAATTCTTGGAGGACTGTTTGGTAAAACCTCTCAAGCTGTAACAGGAAGCGGTTTATTTGCTGGAAGTCAATCATTAGGAAGTGTTCTTGATACTGGCTTAAACCTACAACAATATGCTGATGTAGCTACAACTAAGAAATCTTGGTTTAGTAAGAGTACATCATATAGCACACAGTTTGGGAAGGTTGATCAAGAGATTAAGAATCAGTTTGGTTTAATCTTTGATGGTGTGTTTAATAGTATCCTTACTGCATCTAGCTCTTTAGGAAAAGATGGTAACGAAGTAACACAAGCTTTAAGAAATTCTATTATCAACATTGGTAAGATTGATACAAAAGGTCTTAGTGGTGAAGAAA